GCACAAGGTAAGATTGCGCAACAAGTTGGACGCATTCAACGTATCCATCCCGGAAAGAGAGATGTTATCGTCCGTGATTACGTGGATGAGCCGCGCGTCCTACGCAACCAGTGGTTTGAAAGAAGAAGAGCATACGTAGAAATGGAATTGGAGATCATTCGTGCGAATCAAAGGCAGGGCTGAACTGCTAGAATGGCTACGCAAGCGTAAGATACTGGACGACAAGCGCAAGATGCTTACCAGAGCAATCGACAACATCAATACGGGGGTACTGGCATATTATGAACGGCACAACCTTACTGATGTTGTAGACCCTGAGAGTAGTATCAAGTGGCAGAAGCGCCAGGGTACTACTCAGATCTGGAACGATGAAGAGCTGAAGAAATTGCTGCGCCGCCGCAATGTACCAGAGGAATTGGTGTTTACCATTGTTCCACAGGAAGTGCGTAACGACGAAGCAATCTTCCAGCTTATGCGAGATGGTATACTTAGCATTGCAGACATTGAAACTGTCAGCATGCTGCAGAATCACAAACCGTACATAGTGGGACTAAATGGTGCCAAGAAACACACCGATCAAGAAGACTAACGCACCTCTAGACGAGGGTGACCGCATAGGTGTAAGCTTTGGCGTTACACTAAACATGGGGGAGTATCAGAGCTTGCGCGTGGAAACCTGGGCGGAGGGTACCAAGCGCGAAGGAGAAACGTCCGCAGTAGCATATAAGCGATTGTTCGACCTGGTCGAGAAACAAACTAACCAGAAAGCCGCAGAGTATAAACAGTAGCCAAATTAGGCTTGCATACCCAGAACATCTATGCTACAGTTAGGCTGTGCAGCAACCGATTATCAGGGAAATAGGCCTCCCAAATCTACTATGGTTGCTAAGGAGAATCGAAGTGGCTAAGAGAAGTACACCCACGACAGCCAGTCGTAAGGCTGCCGTTGCAGACGACGAGGATGAGGACGAAGAGGAAGTAGTTATTGCTTCTCCCAAGAAGAAAGTAACTGCTGCTGCTCCAGCCAAATCCGCTACCAATGGCCGCGCTAACGGCAAGTCTACTGCCAAAGCGACTGTCGCTAAGAAGCCTGCTAGGGCTACCGACGAGGAAAGCGCATACGTACCCAATGCCAACAGCATGCGTGACTTCATCATGCGTGCCATGAAACGGGGCGGTAGTGCTGCTGAAATCAAGAGTCGCGCTGCAAGACTAGCCGAACGCAAGGGTGTTGAGGAACTGTCGGACGCCAAGGCATATAAGAATTTTGACGTCGCATTCTATGCCAAATTCCTCAAGGGTAAAGGCTTCGACGTGACAGTTGACGAAGAGGGAGACAACTATACACTCAGCGCATAACCCTTTACCATGTGCTACACTATATGTGTTAGTCTTACAATAAGTCTCTCAGAAACCTGCGGTGGGAGTTACTGTTGTAAAGATTAGCTACTTGTGCAGAAAGGAGGGTGCCATGTACGAAGATCCGAAACCACCAGATCCAGAGCCGGATCCGCAGCCAGATCCACAACCGGAGCCACCCCAACCAGCACCGGCTCCTAACTAACTGGCTACCGCGCCAGAAGAATCCCCTGTGCGTGAGGGGTCACCGCAGGGGATTTCTTTTGCCCAAGGAATTACCAATGCCCAAAAGACCACGTTTCAAGAAGAAATCGTTAGCAGAACAATGGACGGAGTTTGAACTGAGTACTGGCGTTGCAACTACTTCCCTGGTACAACGAACAGAAATGCGCCGCGCATTCTATGCAGGAGCAGCATCATTTCTAGATGCTATAATGCATGGATTTACCTCCATAGAAGAACCAGAGCAAGAGGACTACGATTACCTGGATTCTCTAACCAATGAAATGGAACAGTTCGGGCGAGACATCGCAGCAGGCAAGGCATAGAAAGACCCCCTACTTTCTCCTGCTAGCGGCGGGCAAGCACCGCAGGAGTTTCAGGGGCCTTTCACTCACCCGCCGTGGCTTACGGGTGATCTAGAGAGCTAGTAGTCTTCCTCTTCCTCGCTTTTATCCTTTTGAGCAGGAAACATCTTTTCAAGACGTGCCTGCTCTGCTGGTTCTAGCAAATGAACGGAAAAACTACGCCAGTATTCGTTATCTCTTCTTAGCATTTTATCGTTACGGGCCATCATCTCCTTAAGATCTTCTATCTGTCTGTCCTTTGACTCTATCAATGCTTTGGACAAATATGATATCGCTCCAGTCAATACTCCCATAATGCCACCAATTGCTGCCAATGTGGTGAGATTGAGTACAAACTGCTGCTCTTCCACGTTACTTACGGCCTGTTGGGGAACAGGGGTGGGAGTGTTGGTAGGGGCGGGCGAGGCGTTATCGTTGGTCTGGGCGTAAATGTTGGTCTTGGAGTAATCGTTGGTCTTGGCGTCAAGGTTGGCCGAGGCGTAAATGTTGGAAATGGAGTAAACAGTCGATCTATTAACGAAGGTGTATTTGTTGGCCTCGGGGTCGGGGGTGGCACACTTGTTGGAGGAACAGGTGTTGGCTGAGGCACTGGTGTTGGAGGTAAAGGGACGGATGTACTGGTCGGCACCTCTGGCACTTGTGTAGGTTGTGGTGGTACAGACGTCGCAGTAGGTATTACTACTGGTGGTGCGCTGGTAGGGGTTGGTTGGCTTGGGATTGGTGTAGAGGTTGCTACAGGAACATCTGTGGGCTGCCCAACAACGGGCGTGTTTGTAGCTGCTCCAGGCACCGATGGTGATGTCGGCTCAACTGGTACAGAAGTATTGGTGGGCTGCCCTGGAGCGACAGGTACAGGCGTATTCGTTGGTGGACTACCTGTAGACTGTATAGGGCCAGATGCACTAACCGTCTGCGGCGTTGGGGTACCAACATCTTCTGATTCTTCGGTAGCTACTGGCTGAAGCATAACCTGCGGCACATCAACAGGCTGTGGTTCCTCGCCTGGTTCCAATACCTGTTCAGCTGGTTCTGGCGTTGACGTTGGTACGATAATAATGGTGGCCTGAGGCTTCACAGCTGGCTTGGGTGCCACAGGTATAGCAATCGTCGCCACCAGAAACGGTGTAGACGTCGGTTCTACTTGCTCTACAGGTGTTGGGTTTGTTTCCACAGACACCACGTTGCTATCCTCGTCTACATTAACTGCCAGTACAACTGGTGTTGCGTCTTGTGTCGGCACACCTTCAGGTTGTACACCCTGCGCTGAAACCACTACTTCGCCTTGAGAGTTATGGCTCAATGTTACCTGTAGTGCCACTGGTGGTATTGGAGTCTCTGTCGGTCCAACTGTAGCTGTAGGAATGAGTGTAGTCGTTGGTGGTATGGCATTGATTACATGGACAGCCGATACATTTACTATCAGCAGCATGAGTCCAACACCCGCCCAACCAGCGGCAAACATCCATATCCATGGACCTAATAGACCCCAGACTTTAGCCATCTTATCCAGTCAAACCAGCCAGAACATAGAAAGCTAGTCCAGCCCATCCCAATGCATGCCCGTATGAATGATCCCATCCTGGTCTCCATGTCCAGGATGCAAGTGCAGCAAGCCCAAGTAGTACAAGTGCCACAACCTGTAGAATTTGATGTGTAGCCATCAAGCCTCCAACCACACTACACTAAAAGCACCTAGTCTTTGATAGTCATCCCTGCTGACAGAATCCCATACTCCACGATATCCTGGGGCAGAATTTGCAATCCAGATATTATTTCCATCCTGACCACGTATGGCTACCCAATGATACCAACCTTGTCCAGACATCATGCCAGTGGTCTTGCCAGCTAACGCATAGACTTCATGGAATGGCAACCATCCTTGACTTGATGCCTGGCCATATTCACTCAACACCCTGCGCAGCTGCGAACCACTACCATCCATCAAACCATATGTACTATTGATGTTTGCTGGACTACCAATCTGATCTACACACTGCCATTCGCCAGCTGTAGGATCTAATCCAGTGGCACGCAGAACCCAGGCTAATGCACACGCAGAACATGTCCAGTTGACACTCTGCGTCGGCATTGGAGTATGTGGATTCCACGTTACCCTTTTGGGAGTGACTCCGCATCTGACTCTGTAAGCGGAGGATCAAGACTAAGTGTGCCCTGTAGCCCAGGATCAAGAGCATACAGGTAAGCTTCTACAGAACCTTCACCTGTCCATTTACCCTGTACTGCCGCTGCCAATGCAGCTGTGAACAAAGACTGTTGTTGCTGAAGTTGTGTGATCTCTGGTTCTGGCATTATTGTATTCCATTCACACGCAGATTTGTCGGACTAAATTCTACGCCAGCCATACCATCCGTCTGTGTAGTCAAAGTAATTTCGTTTACATCTTCATCAAACATTACACCGTAATGATATGGCAATTTGACACCCTGTTCGTCTGCTATCAAGTTGATGATATCACGAACATTCTGCTCAGCTACTTTGGCAGCGTTGGTAGCTGCATACACCACAGCGTTCGCTTCGTCAGAATGCCCAATAGCATAGGACAGTTTTCTTGCTGTCCTAATATTCATCTTGAGGACGATATCAGCCACGAATCCTCCTAATGTGCATATTGAGGTGTTGGAATGAATACGACTGAAAAGTAATAGTTAGAAAATCCTCTACCACTTCCACCCTGTGAGCGAAAGTTAGTGCCAGCACCACAGTACACTGGACCGTACCAGTTACCCGCAGTTGTCCAGTCGTTCCATTCACTGTGCCCAACGTTGTTGCCAGCAAAGAAGATGTCTAGACTACCATGTGCATCGCCGCAGTTATCACCACCAATGGCAAACGCTTTTACCATCATAACATAGTAGCCAGTGTATGGAACGTTTACAGAGCCTCCATTGCCAGCCTGATAGTTCCACAGCGCAGCAGGCAAGACTCTATTGTAGGCAGCTTCCCAGCTTTCACCATTGGACCATACACGATTGGGACCCCAGGCGTTATTAGCTCTTGACTGCCAGGTGTCTCTCTGGGAAACCATGTCATTGTAGTAGCCTACATAGAGGTTGTACAATTGCTCCCAAGTAGAGCCATTATTCCAGACTCTGTTTGGTCCCCAGTAGTAGTCTGCTTGTCCACGCCAGTATTGCGCAGACTGACTCCAGTAGACAGCATTTGCAGCCTGCCCAGGATAACTGTAGGAATAACCCTGTGGGTCTCTGGCATTGCGCCATTCGGTACCCCACATAGCATTCCATTGCTCAGCCGTAGTAGACCAGAACTGTCCAGCGCCCCAACCGCCAGGATGCTGTGCGCCCAAGCCAGAGCTTGTTTGTCCACCAGAGTTATCCCTAGCATTGGTCCACTCAGTACCCCACATGGTGTTCCACTGAGTAGCAGTAACAGACCATAACTGTCCCGCTACCCACCCTGTAGGATGCTGACTACCGCTAGGTTTGCCTGGCTGACCTGCACTATTGTCACGAGCATTGGCATACTCTGTGTTATACATGGTCATCCAGGTATTGGACGTAGCAGACCATCTCTGGCTAACAACGTATCCAGGCGGATGCTGACCTGTGCTGTTATCGTTAGCCTGACCAACCCAATAAGCAACCTGCGTAGCGGCGTATGTCATGAGGCTCTCCACTGGATACCATTACTCTTGAAAGTAAAAGCATCAGGGGCTACAATCACGCCGTTCTGGATTGCTCCAGTTGTAAAGTTGGTAGAGCCACCAACAATAGCAGAGCCTCCAGTTGCAGTTACGTTGATTTGTCCTGCCTCAGCTGTAATAGTAATAGGACGCTCAGTTATGGTTGGGTCTGGCAGTATGACATTCTGTGCAGTTGCTAGATATCCAAAGAAGAATAGTCTGCCAGTAAGCATAGCAGCTGTGACTGTTGCAGCATTAGAGCGCAACATCGCGCCTTTGTACATGCTTTCTGGGTCAGTACCAGCACTAGGGTGCAGGTAAGCCAGTGCCGTACCGCCAGATGGGTTCTCCAGAGCAATCCCAAATGCTGCGCTACTACCAAAGCTCTGACCAGCAGCTATAACACTGTTATCCTGTGTCACGAGGTATTGCAGACGGGTAATACCTGTGACTTTGGCGCGTACAAATCCTTCCATCGCAACGCGTCCAACCGCGCCAGCTGCGATGTTCTCAACTATAATACCAACCTGAGGGCCGACAGCACCGAGCACAGGCATGATAACGCTACGGTCAACGTTAGGATCAAGCTGTACTACATCACCAGGAACCCTGGCCGCGCCTGTGTTGTTGACCATATCCTGGCTCAAACCATTGAGCAATGTGATGGTATTGAACGCCCATCTGCCAGTTATGGTCTCATTGAAATCGAAAAACGTACTTCTATCACTAAGATTTGAATTATATCTGGTAGTGTCCCTAACACCTGCGTTGGGTGTAGGGTCATCATCAGTCACCTCTGGAAGTAGAAATCCGTGCCGAACGGTTGTTTGCATTTGCTCACCTTACTCAAATCGGAGATCTGCCCAGGTTATGTTGCCGAGATCTGCCCAAGTTCTATCATACATATTGGTGTTATCACCAAACCAAGTTACTTCACTGTATTCTATGAAGTAGCCCAGATGTGATGGTTTGATACGCTTGATCATGAGATCGATATTTTGCTGGACGTTGGGCGGAAATCCTTTGGGCTTGATGATACGTATGCTAAAACTATAACGCCGAAGATCATCGGGCGGCAAATCGAAATACTCTATGACTGCAATCTCATCCGCATAGTTAGCAATCTGAGAGTGCACATACGCTGGTGTTGGGGTGGCGGTACCCTGCATCCTAGCAATGATGTTAGCCCTACGTTCTTCTAGCGTCGCAGTGCTATCAGTGGGCGCACTGAACATTTGCTCCCACATTTCCATTGCCCGCTCATCAGCAGTGCGCACAAACCATGCCGAATGCATTGGTTCGAGATTGGCAGTCAGTTGCTGTGCGATAGCTTTCTGGATTTCACCATCTATCATAAAACGCGTGAATCTATCTACTGGATCGAATTCAAACCCTACAGCCATAAGGAACTGCTGCATAAAGTCGTCTTCTTCCCAGTAAGTGGGCAGATTCTCCATAAGAATCTCACCCCAACCGTAGAAATCTTTCTCTCTCATGCAGCTGTAACCGTCCCTGCAACTGGTTTCTCAGTACCTGTTACCGTAACATCTGCTGTACTGAAGCTGGGAGCACCCGCTCTCCTGATACCGTAGC